CGGAACACGGCCAACTTATCTGTCTTGCTTCCGTCCGTGCCGATACTCAATACCAACAAGGCATGTCCCGCCATTGGTCCGTTCGCACTCGCTATGACTACTATGAACCTCTCGCCGCCAATCTCGGCGAACAAGCTGTTCTCAATAAAGAAATTGCTATGATCGCTGGTGCCTACTCCGCTTCTGGCGAAAACGCTTTCGGCTACCAAGAACGTTGGGCCGAATATCGTTATAAACCTTCCTATGTAACCGGCCTCTTCCGTACTGATGCTGCCGGTACTCTCGACTCCTGGCACCTTGCTTTAAATTTCTCTTCTATTCCTACTCTGGCAGACCTCATGCCTGAACAACCTCCGATCTCGCGCATCGTCGCTGTGACTTCGGAACCTCACTTCATCCTGGATACCTTCACCAAATTCCGCCATGTTCGAGTACTCCCTGTGTACTCCGCTCCTGGCCTTACGAGGCTCTAAATGGATCCCGTAACTATGTCCGCACTCGCCGGTGTCGGCGGGTCCCTCGCTACTTCTGCTGCCAACGCACTTCTCCAAGCTAAAACCAACGAGGCCAATGCCGGCCTCGCTCGCGAAAACCGCGTTTGGCAAACTAACATGTCTAATACTGCTCACCAGCGCGAGGTCGCTGACCTCAAAGCCGCTGGTCTTAACCCTATTCTCTCCGCCACTAAAGGCGGAGCTTCCACTCCTTCCGGCAACGCCGCTACAATGCAATCTCCTCAAATCGAAGATGCTATTGGGAAAGGAATCTCTTCTGCTCAAGCTTCCTACCAACTTGAACTTCAAAATAAATCTATGGTCGCTGACGTAGCTCTTAAGGACGCTCAAAAAGTCCAAGCCGCAGCTACTACAGCTCAATCCATCTCTTCTGCCAAAAAAATCGAAACTGAAAATCAAAGCGTTGCTCTCGACAACGCAATCAAAAAATACGGTATTCCTGCTATTAAAAAAGAATCCGATCTCCGCGCCGTAACTGCTGACTATGACAAATCTGCCGCTGGTTATGATGCAATCATGAACCGCGCTCTTCAAGCTATCGGTGGTCTCACCGGTGCTGTTGGAAAATTTTTCCGCCCTGAACCTACCGGCCTAAAAGCCGATACCCTACGCCGCGAAAACAAAACTATGAAAGACCTTCTTCAAAAACCAAGGAGACGCTAAATGTCCAGTCCCAAAATCCGCTCTGCTTATTCCGAACGTGAACCTGTAAACGTTCCCGTCTCTAACGAGCCAACTCGCACGAAACAAGAATTCGTAAAAGAAGTCGACATTAACAACATCGTTGCCCGTATGCGTAAAGGCATCCAACCTCCTTCCTGGATGACCTCCTCCACACCTCGCTTCGGAGACTTCACTAATCTTCCCGTCAGCTTCCAAGAAGCTCACGCAATCATGGCCCAAGGCGAAGCCGCTTTCGCCGGCCTACCTCTCGAATTCCGTCGTGCTCTAGACCACGATCCGCGTAACCTCGATAACGCCCCTCGCGAATTATATGAGCAATTCGGTCTACTAAAAAAATCCGACGAAACGCAAGGCGGCTCCGCCGCCGCGGATTCTTCGGATACCCAGAGGGTCAAGGGAGATAGGGATCTCCCTTCCAAAAGCCCCACAGGGGCTAAAAAAGCGGTTCAAAAACCCGCTGATACGTCCGAAGACTAATCGGTTGGAACAGTACTTCTCTCGTTGTAACTGTTCCAACTGACAGAATCTTCTGTCAGACTCAAAAAACAGGGCTCTCAAACCGCCAACAAGGGTAAAAAATGAAACGCCGCAAAATGTCTAAAAAATCAAACCGTAAAAACTTCAAATCAGGTGCAAAAACTCATCCTAAAAATGCGCCCCGTTCAATACCCCGCGGTGGCATCCGTCTCTAATGCCCTGCTATAAACCGAAAGACTCGGTAATCTTACCTGGTCTTTCCCCTACTGGAAAAGCTATAGTCCTTTTCCGTGCCGGACTGCGTCCGGCCTCTACACTTCCTCTTGGAGCTAAGCTTGTGCCTATTCCATGTGGCCAATGCATTGGTTGTCGTCTTGAGCGTTCGCGCCAATGGGCCATACGCCTCCTGAAAGAATTGAAACTTCACGACACCAGCTCCTTCCTCACGCTTACCTACGATGATAAACACCTTCCTCTAGTAGGTTCCTCCCTTCGTCCGACTCTCCGCAAGGAGGACATAACTCTCTTTCTAAAAAAATTCCGTTTCGCCATCCATCCAAAGAAAATCCGCTTCTTCCAATGCGGTGAATACGGCGAAAAACACGGTCGCCCCCATCATCATATGATTCTCTTTGGAGAAGACTTCTCAAAAGACCGTTTCCGCGTCGAAGACTCTCGATCCGGCTATCCACAATATGAATCCCCTTTTCTCTCCGAAAAATGGGGCAACGGTCGCGCTACTATCTCCGAAGTAACCTTCGAATCTGCCGCTTACGTTGCTCGCTATTCTCTAAAAAAACATCTTGGTCCCGGCTCTAAACTTCAATACGCCGGTAAAATCCCCGAATATGTAACTATGTCCCGCAATCCTGGTATTGCCGCTGACTACTTCCACCAATTCCATACTGATGTCTATCCCTACGACGAAGTCGTACCCGGCCCTGGCCGCCCTGCTTCCTTACCTCCCAAATACTTTGATAAGCTTCTAGAAAAAGTCGATCCGACTTTGTTCGAAAAAATAAAATTAAAACGTTCAAAAGACCTTGACTTTTATTCCGATCCAAACTCTACTGACAGCCGTCTCGCTTCTCGTGAGCGGATAAAACAACTAACAATCAAAAATTGTTTAAAAAGGACTATATGAAAATATTCTGTATGCTCGATACCAAAGCCAATTATTTTCTCCAACCCTTCCCTGAAACTTCCACCATCGCAGCCCTTCGTGGCTTCGAAACTGCTGTAAATGAATCTAAATCTACCTTTGCTCGCTTCCCCGATGACTTCTGTCTTATGGAGCTAGCCGAATTCGACCAACAAACTGGCGAAATTCGCCCTTATTCTTCACCTCAAAACTTAGGTTCTTGCAGAACCGTTCTCAAGCCCCCATCTAGCCAATCTTCGCTACCTTTCGAGCAAGTAAAACAATGAAATGTCTTAATCCCGTTACTGTCGAAGGCATCTTTTTGTCTTGCAATCAATGTATAAATTGTAAAAAATATTTAAAGCAAAAAATTTCTTAAATTCTTAAAGGTAAACAAAATTTATGGGATTCAGAGTCAACACTACTGGCCGGGTAAATCAACAACACTTCGCTTCCGTTCCTGCTAATGTCGCTGCTCCCCGTTCCTCTTTTGACCGCTCTTTCTCCCATAAAACTACTATAAACGAAGGTTATCTATATCCTGTCCTCTGGGAACCTATCCTCCCAGGGGATACTGTTAACCTCTCTACTAACTCTCTTATTCGTCTTGCTACCCCTATCTTTCCTTACATGGATAACGTCTACTTTGACCTCCATTACTTCTTCGTTCCTAATCGTCTTGTCTGGTCCAACTGGGAACAATTTCAAGGTGCTCAAAATGATCCACCTGACACCTTCACCGAATATGAAGTTCCCTCTCTCGACGACGCCACTCACGCCGCTGGCTTCTCTTCTCTTTCTATCTATGACTACTTCGGCTTACCTGTCGGTGTAACCGGCATCCCTCAAGCCTCTATGCCTATTGCCCTTCCATTCCGTGCTTATAATAAAATCTGGAATGATTGGTACCGCGAAGAAAATAACCAAGATCCTATTACCGTCGACACTGGTAATGGTCCTGATACTACTGCCTATGCTCTAAAACTTCGCAATCGTCGTAAAGACTACTTCACCTCTTGTCTTCCTTGGCCTCAAAAAGGTGAATCCGTTCCTCTTCCTCTCCAAGGCTCTGCACCCGTTCTCGGTATTGGTGCCTTCAATCAAACTTGGCCTTCTGGTCCTGTAGCTGTCTATGACTCCGGCGGTAATAACCCGACCTATCCTGCTTCTGGTGCTAAAGCCATCAATCATCTTTCCGTAAATTCCGAATGGTATGTCGAACAAAATGGCACTACTGGTTATCCTAATATCCGCGCTGATCTTTCTGAAACTACCGCCACTACTATCGAAGCTCTTCGTCAATCTATTGTTCTTCAACAAATGCTCGAACTCGACGCTCGCGGTGGTACCCGCTATGTCGAAATCCTTCTTGCTCGCTTTGGCGTAGTTTCTCCAGACTTCCGCCTTCAACGTTCCGAATATCTCGGCGGTCAAACCGTCGACGTAAACGTATCTCCTATTGCTCAAACTTCCGTAACCACCGCTGTAACTCCTCAAGGTAATCTTGCGGGCTTCGCAGTCGGTCGCGGCAAAGCTTCTATTTCTCATTCCTTCACGGAACACGGCCAACTTATCTGTCTTGCTTCCGTCCGTGCCGATACTCAATACCAACAAGGCATGTCCCGCCATTGGTCCGTTCGCACTCGCTATGACTACTATGAACCTCTCGCCGCCAA